CCAGAGCAGGTGTCCATTGTATGAACTGTAGGCTCTGTATCTCCTTCATATGCTGCTGCTATTGTTTGAGACTGAAGATAGTTAACACAGTCTGCATAGGCATTGTTTGGAAAACCAAGACTTGCAAATAAAATCCCCACCACTGCAATTATGCGTAGGATTTTATTTATTCTATCTCCCTTATATGTAATTGTTTAGTTAATTATACCATTTTATTGCAAAAGAAAAAGGCGGGATATTTAAATCCCGCCCTATCTTTTAAGTATTAGTTACTTTACTAAAGCAACCTTTGCAGTTGGGTTCTTTGCATTCCACTTCTTAGCAAGAGCATTGAACGCCTTCTTCATATCTGCGATAGCCTTAGCATTTGCAGCCTTAACTGCATCTAGTTCTACCTTAGCAGCAGCCTGTGCATCAGCAAGAGCCTTATCTGAAGCAACCTTAGCGGTTACTGCATTGGCTTTTAGTGTTGCAATTTCTGCTTTCAACGTTACAATTTCAGCATCTGCAGCAGTTTTAGCAGTTGCAGCAGCGGTTGCAGCAGCAGCAGCATCTGCAGCACGAGCAGCCTTTTCGGTTGCTAGAGCAGCATCAGCAGTAGCCTTAGCAGCAGTCATTGCAGCAAGTTCTGCAGCAAGATCACGAACTGCAATGTTCTTAGCAACAGATGAGGTAACGGTATTAAAACCAGTTACAGCAGTTGCAAGATCGGATGCAGTTGTGACTGAGAAGATAACAGCAGCCGAACCAGTGGTTGGAAGTGTTACCTTAAAATCACGTGTACCAAAGTCTGTTAGACCAGTACCAGTTGTTGCAGTTGTAGTATCAAGAGTACCATTAGCAACTACAGCAGTAATAGACTTTCCAGAAACTTTGTTTCCGAATACATCTTTAGCAGTAACTGTAAGAGTTACTTGTGTTCCTGAAGCGCCTACATCAAGACCAGATACTGAAATATCATTAATCTTTCCGACGGCACCCTGAACATAATAAACATTTGTTGCACCCTGATTTGTAATAGAAACTGTTCCTACTGCAGTGGTCTTTGTAAAGACAAAGAATGTAGCAGTTGTGCCAGTTCCTGTTGCAATTGATGCAGTTGCAGAACCGCTAGATGCGGTTACTGGTGCAGCAGCAGTTGCTGTTGCAAGAATGATTGATGCGTTTGTTGCGGATACAGTTACCGCTGTTCCTGTGTCTACAGTAACAACGAACTTAAGGGCATCAGCAGCGTCTACAGAGTTATCAGCAGGAACTGGAAGTTCAACTGCAGTAGTTGTAGAAGTACCAGCGGTTGCAGGTGCAGATCCGTTGACTGTCAAAGCGACAGACATAGGTGCAGCGTTAGCCGATGGAATTGCGAATACCGAGCCAGTAAGGGCTGCAGCCAATACAAGCGCAATCTTCTTAAATGAATTCATTTTTCTCCTTGTTTTCTTTTATATTAGTTTATATTCTGTTAGGAAATCTCTAACATCGTTAGGTATTTCCCTAGTTTCCAATTCTACCATAGACTTGTTCTTTTGTGCAAGTCGACTAGCAGAAGCCCATGTATGAACCTCAATCTCAAGATTAGAGTCCCTACTGGTATGTGATATTGCTCCAAATACCGCCCCACAGACGGCGTCGGCCAAGTCCTTAGATTTCTTGCGTGGATGGTCAACACGATTATTTTTCATAATCTTAAGTTCAGCCATTTCGTCAAGAAGCAAAGGAATCATAGGCATAGCAATTCTTTCTTCATAAATCATCATAGCAAGATCTTCATAGTGTTTTTTTGCAACAGAGACAGTATCAGTTCTCATTCCAACGGCTTTTAATTCCTGTTGAATATCAAACGACTGCCATCTATCAAATGTCACCATTCCGATATTAAATCCCTCTCTACGAAGATTTATTATCCAGTTTTTTACTTCAGATAAATTTACAGGTCCTTCTACCTTTGGCTCCCACCATGCAACGGCATCAACAACTACGATAGGTGCAACCTGCTCGTAATCTTTTATTACCTGTACGTTTACCCATTTATCTACATGCGCTATAGCAACAGCACACTTATCATGTTTTTGTGCCAAGTCAGCATGTACATAATATATCTTATCAGGATCTGGCTTAAAAGACAAGTCAAATCTCCTGTGAGAATCTATAGGATTTCTTAGGGTCATACATCTTTCTAATTTATCTCTTTGCTTAAAAAATGAATCTGATGAATATGTAGGTGTACATAGAAAACGCATCATTGCATCACCCATGTCCGTTAAAAATGCAATCTTGAAATCTTCTATTTTACGAGTAGGATTTACTTCCCATGTGGGTCTTTTTAGTGCAAACATTCTGGGGTATTTGTATGAAATTATGTGATCTTCTTCCCAAACAATCTCAAATTCATTATCTGGTCCTTCTGGCAATTCTTCATTAATGGTAAATGTATGTCTGCGTTCTACTGTTTCTTTTTCCATAATTACATCTTCATACCGCTTTGAAATAAAATCACCAGCATAACGGGGGAATGAAAGAAGAACTACTTTACCCAAATCAGGAAAACGAGAATCTACTGTTCCTCTAAATGCTTTATACAAGTTTTCTGCAGTTTTACCTTGATCATTTCCTGTTCCAACCTCAGATGCAAAACCAGAAATCTCATCTAGTACTGCCATAAAAAGGTTTAGACCCTCATGTGATTCACGTTCAGAGTGTCCAGAATAAACTGTAATTGATTTATTAAAACCAATAGAGTTAACTTTTGGATCATACTTTCCTGCAAACCATGGAGACTTTTCAACCTTGTTTTTAAATCCTTTAAAGAAAACATTTTTAGCCTGCTCTGCGTTTACAGCCACGTTAATAATATCTATTGCATCTCCCGACGGCTTACCAAAGTATCTAGCAGGGTCTTTAAGACATAGTAACTTATATACAATATAAGCACAGGCAACAGTAGAGGTATGGTCCTTCCCACTGCCCTTCCCAAGTTGAAGAATAATTTCGTTCTTTGTATATTTGTCATAGTGCTTTGCTCCTACATCCATTCCTAAAAGATTTTGCAAATCTGGTTTCTTATAGATCTGGCTCATTGCCTCAACAATGTCATATTGAATAGCAGAAAGAGGTGGTTGTCCCAAATAGTCAGGTGACTCAACAAATGTTTTTACATCTACTGGAACTTCTTCAAACTGCTCATCTCTTAGAACATCTAAGAAATCATTGAACATCGTGGACAATTGTAATTACCTCGCCCTCTCTGGCTATTGTAGATAATCTAGACATAATTAAGTCTCTAACCTCTGGATGCTCGGATGCAATATCACGAAGAATTCCTACCAATACCTCTTGACGCTTTTCAATCTCAACCATTTCTTCTGCTAGTTCTTTATTTTCTAATAGACCAGCCTTTTGCAACATATCAATTCGTCTTGCTTCAATATCCATAACAAGTTTAATTGCAGTTGTTTTTGCACTAAGGTTTGCAGTAGTGCTTGCATCTTCTATAACTTCATATGCTTGCTGAATTAGTTTTGTGTAATGTGCATCTGCACCAACAAGTGCTTCTTTAGCACGAGCACGAATAGCATCATTAGCAGATGCCATTACTCTCCACTCATTAAGATGAGCAACTACACGAGTTCTTGGAATATCAAGTTCTTTTGATATTCTTGTGGGATCATTACCTTTTAGATATTCTTCAACTACCTTATTTACTTCGTCAAGGTGTTTGACAAGTTCAATCTCGGTGTCTGCCATATTTGCCTTCTATTCTGTTAATCTCATCTTGAATATAAAAAATTGCTTTCTTTAAATCTTCAGTATGAGTTTCTTCATTCTTTAGTCCTGCCCTCCATAGATATTTAAAGGCATTACCAATATTAAAATTACGATGACGTGTTATTTGAATACATTCAACACCAGAAGGATCTGACGTGTAGTGCATAGGGTGGTTTACCTGATCTACAATAATATTAAATTTATCGCTCATCGTTTTGACTTCCTTAATCCAAATTTTGCAAGGTAAACGTAAATTGTTTCTACGCTTGCCCCACACTCCTTTGCTATTTCTTGTGGAGTCTTTTTGTCAATAAAATACCTTTTACGAAGCCAAGACTCGCTTGTGTATAGTTTAGCACCCATGACTACTCCTTGTCAAATTTAACTGCTTTATCCCAGTTATTGACAGCCCAATGCCCAATACCTGCTGCATCTGCCACATCATTATCTTCTATTTTCTTGTCATAAATCACATCTAACAATTTAATTGTTCTTTGCTTTCTAAAATTTCTTTCATAGGATTTATACCAAGAATCAGACTTTCCTGGATTAAGGGATCTTATTTGTAACTGTTCTTCTTTACTTAATTTTTTATTTCCTAAATATGACTGCCATGTTATTGGAGATACCCTGCCAATAATTTTTACTCCAG